ACCATTCGGATTCAACAGCGCGGGCTACTTTCAAGCCATAATCCATTGTAGATTTTTCAGCATCACTTGCCAATTGATTTGGAAATGATGCATTGATTATATTTACTTTAGCTGAATCTGATTTATACATATTTTAATGATGTTTTTCTTTTACATTTTCCAGCCATATATTTATACATTGTTCTTGGATTCAAACAATGAGAAAAAGCCGCTTCAGTAGATGAATTGTAATATATTCCAGTCTCAGTATTTAATACTAATTTAGATAAATGACAATTCTCTTTCATTTTAATTTTTGATTCTTCAGAATGCTTTCTTCCCTTTTGAGCTTGAGACATTTTTAATTTTACGCTATCAGGAATTTTCTTTCCTAAATGAGATAATGACATTTTTAATTTTGATTCATCTGAAAGTATCCTTCCGATATTAGATTGTCTTAATTTTTCTTTATGCTCAGCTGTTCTATTTTTAGCATAAATAGATTTTTTCAATCTATTTTCTTCACTAATATTTTCTTTTCTATTTGATTCAGCAATTTTCCTTTTAGTTTCTTCTGAATGTTTATACCCTTTAGTCCCTTCTCCTCCATCAGTCATATTTACTAATATTCCTCCATCCTTATTCTTTCTTCCATATAAAGCTATAAACTCTATTTCTTTTAATTTAACTTCATCATTATTTAAGTCATCCAAAATTATTTCAACTTTGTATTCAGTTAAATTCACAACATTTTTCCAGTATTTATTTCTACTATCCGTTTCATTTGCCCTAGAATAATTCTTATCATATCCAATGCCTATATAAAATGGCTCATTTTTATCAAGCCTTATATGTCTATATACGTATGCCATTATCGAATTATCTGACTACTAGAACCTCTATTGTCATATCTCGCAAAGTTAAGCATAATTTTCGATTTCTTAGGCTCTGTCTTGAACATATGTCTCCTTGTTGCCATTATTGCGAGTCCAGAACTGATAGAGGCATCAAATTTAGTTCTGTTGTTAATATCATATCTAGCCCAATCCTCAAGCGTTCTTGTAAAGTACATACTACCAACCTCCTCAGGATCTCTATATGTTCCCTCTGTATCAAACCCCACATATTGCTCTACATAAGACTCTATACATGACGCATGAGTCTGCTTTATATCTTCAGATGTATTTGGTATACCACCTATCTCAATCTCAGTCTTACTTAGTTGAGCTGCGTGCTTATCAGGTCTGTTCATAGAGTACCCTCTATACCCTCTGTTTTTGAAATGATACAGCATCCTCGCCTTGTTGTTCTCCGCTAAGACTGGCATGCCATAAAACACACATGCCATTAATACCTCTTCAAAGAATATATCAGCCGTCTGTGGCCTTGCTACATATTCAAGGAAGAACATATTTGATGGAACGTCAGGGTCTAATGTAGTTCCCGTAAGACCATGCAATGCTCCGTTAGAACCACCTCCACCAACTACACCTGATATGTCGTATGGGTCACATCCGAATGCACCAAGCTCATCGTTAGCCGGGCATTTCTTGCCATTTTTGATTGTGAACTTATTTCTAAGTCTCTCAGGTGGAAGCCATGAAACAACAAAACGCCCGTTAGGGTCTGGAGTCCAAACTACCTCAGAATCTTTTACGCCATTCTTCCAATGGAAATAGCCTCTAGTCAAAACTCTATCTCTCATCAAAGAGTCATTGTAATCTATCTGTTGGTATATCTTTGTTAGATTAAATAGTGACTGCTTTGATTCATCCCTAAATGCGTGAGATTCAGTTCTTGGATACTGACGATAGAACTCGTTCAATGCATCAGAGTCGCTCTTAAGAGCAGATACCTCGTTCTCCCAATATGTGACAGCACCTACTCGTATCTCTCTTCCATCTATACCCATTATTGGTTTTTCAGGATCATCTATAACAGCATGCCCATATTCATCAATAAATCCTTCCATATTGTATTCCATCGGAATAAACAAAGAATATAGTCCACTCTTTGTCTGACCGTTAGCATTACGCTTCTTAGGATCTGAATCATAATATAAATCTTTGAAGTTCTGCCCACCTTTAGCTAGCGCATTAACAGTAGAACCCATCATACATTTTCCAACGATACGGCTACCCAAACGAAGACATGTCTTTGTTACACGCCAATTGTTTAAGATGTTGTTTGGGACCAACCATTTTCCACTCTCATCATGCACAAGATTCAATAGCTTCTGTCCATCATAAGAGTTGTCCGCAGTATTAAGCCAGTCAATTGTCGTATCAAGACCCAAGATTTCGTCAGCATCAGTCTCAGACATGTTCTTCTTGGTAATCTTCTTTGCAGGAACCCTAAACGATAGCTCTGTCTTAGGATTGTCCATACCATCCTGGATAGGCTTGAAAAAGAAAGGATAGTTTCTTACAATAGGAACAACCTTATTGATGAACATCTCCTTGGCATCGGCTCCTGTCTTTGACAATATACCTAGCTTAGCATCCTTGGATATAGTTCCAATATTTGCTGTTTCAGATGACGACATAAACGAGAAACCTGAACGTCTGTTCTTTAGGTAGCACATACCGAAAGCTCTGTCGTCAGCCTTGCATGCCTCCCAAAATATAAAGAATATCCTATTTGACTCACGGAAGTCAGGAAGACCGACATCTATTTTAGACCACTGCAGATACATATAATGACTACCTGTAATGTAAGTAGCCACTCCTTTATTCATGAACCAATGGCCGTTCTCTCTATTTTCAAACTCTGACTGTATGTAGTCAACCCACTTTACCTTAAACTCATTAGATTTAGCATTCCATTCGAATATGCTCTTTATCCTTGATAGCTCCTGTGGATATTCTTTTGGAACCCACCTATCCTCTCCTTTTGGAATACTAATTTTTGGTACTCTAGGAAGGCCAACCTTTAGTCCGTTTATATCGTATACATCACCTAACGTTCCGTCCTTAGATATGACTACTACATCATATTTTTCATCATAGCCGTACTTCCACTCCTTACTGTGCTTTACAGAGTTAGATATGTAGTCAGGAAGTATGCTATATAAACTCATTTCTTCTTCTCTTTAGCCATTGATTCAACAAAGCTAACTGGTATCTCAGCAGCTTTAGCTTGTACAGCTGACAAGTCTTCAGCATTGCTTAACTGTTCAACTCGTTCAAGCATATATAAAGCATCATCAAATGCCAATCGCTTTGCAGCTGCAGCATTCTTCATCTTGTCAGCAGATAACGCATCTTCAGGATTAGATACGATAGGATCCTTAAGTACACCTATCAACTCATCTATAGCCTTCATTGCGGCTTCTAATATTTCTTGTCGTTTACCAGACATATATTTTGAGTTCTCATTCTATATAAAATACGCCCATCTATTCTGAACTCATATTCAGTCTCCGGACTAAAAACTACTTGGTCGCCTTCTTGGACGTTTTCTTGGTCGTTATTCTTATATACCATCGTTCCAAATAAAGCTTCATTTATCTCTGACGATAGTATATCTTTTTCTTTTGACTTTATAGGTTCAACAAAACAATATGGTGCAATAGCGCACCATGAGCTGTTTGGCTTTCTGTATAAGAACATCTCTTCAGTAGTAACCATAAAGGTGTTATCTCTTAAAAAAGACCAAGAGCTTTTCTCTCTACCCTTCATGTCATAATAAAGCCTAAAGACATTGTGGTGAACTATCACAACATCTCCAGGCTCTATCGGTCCATTGTAGTAAAGTGGCACAGCCAATACGACTGCTTCTCTATTAGTAGTAGTATGGTCTTCCTTTGAAGCAGACACAATTAATTCGTGCCCGTCAAATTCCTTTGTGTTGCTATATCTTTTTTTGCCTACAGGCTCTATGATAAAGCAATATGGAGATTGCATCAGAAATCTATTTTATATTCAATAGTAATTGGAACATTTGCATTTAAAGACTTCCATCTCAATATCTCGTCATTTCTTTTGATATAAATAACGACATGCAAATCCTCATATCTTATTGCCTCTATAGTGTACGTCTTGTCCAATACAGCCTGTCCAACGACATAGTGCATTGCATTTAAAAGATCATTTCCTATAGATATCTTTCGGATCATTTGAATATTCCATTCGAAGCATCAATAGATACTTCTCCGTATTTAGACACTAACTCCTGCTGTAATAGCTGTAGATTGTTTTCTGTTACATCAAGAACGTCTACGCTTCTCTTGTAAAATAAAGCTGCATCACCAACGCGATTCTTTGCTGTAACGTAAGCCTCATTTAGACCTCTTAGTCTTTCGAACTCCTCTTCAGTAAGTCCTTTTGCTTTTCCCTTTGACATTTTTATTTAATTTAATTGTTGTCGCAAATATACACTTTTTCGTGACAAAATAAAAAAGGAGGGCATAACCCTCCATTCTTAAACAATAAAAATACATTATATATTATATACCCTTATTTCAACATAGTGATTAAATAATACATTATCTGAAGCAACGCCATTGAATAGTGATGATAAATTTATAGCTCCAGACGTATTGCTATAAGCCAAACTAATTATAGATCCAGATGCTTTAGATATTAAAGCTACATATCCCTGGAATGCATTTGCAAGTGTTCCTACATAAACACCTGTATTTGATCTAGTCCAAACAATATCACCAATTGTATTTGGTCCAACAACAACTGCAACTGGCGCATTTGTTCCTGTCTGAGTTAAGAAAGCTCTGTATATAGTCGCTCCTCCATTTAGGTCTGCAACATCTTCAGGTGATACGTTCTTTGTAGCTCCAGTATCTCCATCAGAAGCTAACAACTTGTCGTTAACCTTTAATGCAGATAGAGCGTAATTATTAATATTTGCCATAGTGCAAAGATAGTAAATTAGTTAATTGGAGGAAAAGGCGGAGAAGGTTTAGGATTGTATGGAATTAAATCCAAATCTTTAACCCATGCAAAAGTAGGATTAGTGCAGTATTCCATCTCTTCTACAGATATTACCCAGTTATCATCTGCATCCTGAATAGGATTAAAATAGCTGTCTGGAGCGTATAGCTGACCTATTAATTCGTCTTTCTGTACCTCGGTTAATAGTCCTACGTATTGACGCCATTCTGCCGTTGT